GTTTCAATTACTGTGTTACCTGGTGAGTTTGCACTTCTTCCATCTTGTCCACAAACACCTTCACCAAATCCACCTCCACCACCGCCACCACCAGCGCCAGCGATAATTGTATTACCAGTTGTTCTTCTTAATACAGTAGCAGCACCACCGCCACCACCATCATTACTACCATATCCATTACCTGCTCTTCCACCTTTACCAGAGTGAGCAGCAGCTGCTTGACCGTTGTATGCTCTACCAGATTGACCAGTTTGAATTCTATACTCAAGTCCTTCAGCAAGGTTAGAAATTGCAATTTTCATGTAACGACCAGCACCACCTCGTCCTCGTGTCACATTAGGATTATTATTACAATTATTACCACTATAATTACCACAGTCGCGTCCACCGCCACCCCAAAGTTCTGCTGTTATTGAATTTATACCATAATTAGCATTTGTTGGGTTGTTAGTCCAAGTTTGAGTTCCCGAATTATATGGAAAATTATACTCTACATCTACTGTGTTGTTTATAATTCTAGTACGTCCTTTTGTTCCATCTCTACCTGTTGGGTTTTCTCCTGCTGATCCCTCAGCATCGCCAGGAGTACTAGATGGGTCAGCTAAAGCTTTTTTCCAATAAGGTCCGCTACCACCGTCACCACCTGCATATCCTGTTCCACCACCTTGTTGAAGAACAGTAACATTACCAGAACCTGATCCTGTAATAGTATTTGCACCGACAGCACCACCTAACCCTCCTGAGTTTGTACTAGCAGCACCACCTTTTGATCCACCACCACAGTCTAATCTAAGAATAGAACCACCTGCAATATCTATTCTCGAACTACCACCGTTATTACCATCATTAGAATACACAGCACCTGATCCACCTCCACCAACTAGTGTAACAATAGCCTCATCTATATCAGCAGGAACTTGTACATTGAAATTACCTGCAGTTTGATATTCTATCGTCTCTGTATCATATACTGGAACTCCACCTGTAACAATGGGTCTACCACCAATCAAACTACCAGAGGTAAATGTTTTTATTATGGGTGATCCATATCCTGTTTGTTCAACAAATGATCCAGCACCAGCACCACCAGAAGCATAATAGTAACCTGGTTCTTTGATAGATCCAGATTGCTCATCACCACCAGACCAGTTGTAGATATCATATGTACCAACACTAGCATCTAATATTGGTGCTTTAGACAAAACATGTCCATGTTGAAATTGTTGTCCAGAAGGAGGAGTAAATTGATTAACTTTACCTGTAGATGGTTTATAATGAACCGCATACCTTTCACCTGATACTGTTAGTGGCATACCAACATCTTGTGGCACTTCAGAGTGAAATAAGAAATGACTATGTTGTGGAGGACCTGCAAGTTTTTTCTCTGCAAGAGTTACACTAACTACTTGTTGACCTATGATAGATCCTTCTACCGTATCTACAACACCACTATAATTTGTAGTTGTGATATTACCCAAAGAAAATTGCTGTTTTTGAGCAAGTTTATCCATGTACCAGTTACCATCAATGGTATTAATTCCCACCCCTAAGTCTGAGTTACCTACGTTTGGAGTGTTATTACCATAAACAGGACCGTTACCAACAATTCTTTTTGCTTTAAGATCAGGAACTTTAAATGTTCCCATGTACTGGTCTGGCCAGTATTTCCATATATTATTTCTATTGATGGAGGTGATTTGTCCAACATCTGCACTAATTCTTATATTGTAAGTTACAGTACCAATACCACTATTACCATTTGAAGAAGTAAAAGTAATTGTTGGAGGATTATTTACATCATAACCCCTACCAGGATTAAGTGTTTCGATACCTACAATTTGATTTTCAGCAACAATTATCTCACATGTTGCTTGAACAGGTGGAATATCCTCAAATAATTGATTTTCACCAGAGGGAGGAGCATCAATTAATCCAGTAATAGTTCCACTCCAACCTAGATCACTTGATATAACATCGATACCGTCACTAGCAATACCACCATAATCATTTCCTATCGCTTCATATAATGCAGGGTAATCTAAAATATTATACTCTGCACCATCACAATAGATAAAACCAGGATATTGATATTCAGGATTAATTTCAGGTTCTGCATCTCCAGTAACCTCATCATATTTTGTAGATCCACCACTGTTAGGTAGTAAAGAGGGAACATATTGATGATCATATGAATCATCAGTAGATTTTAAAACTTGTACAATAGTTCCAATACTCTGACTATCTGCTTGTTTGTCAGTATAGTAATTTTCACGAGTATTTCTATACTTAGGATTAATTGCTACAGTCATTGTCTCTAATATTTAATTAAATATTCCATAATAATATAAGGACTAGTCACTTGATCTAATGCTGCCACTTGATCAATTTGAAGTGTTAATGTGGTTTGTAAATTATCTGGAGATAATAGGAAACCATTTGTCTTAATTTTATATGTATGAGTTCCAATATCTAATAAAATTTTATGGTTATGTATAGTTGGATCTCCAGTAGATTGAACTAATTCTTCAACATCAGATAACACATTATTGACTTGTGGATATGCTACACCTGATTTACTATCGCTATTCTGGTTAAGTGGTAAAACATCAGCAAGACTTACACCTTTCCAGTCCTCAGGAACTCCTGCTGCACCAGCAACGTATGTTGCAGGAACTGTACCTACCTCGTTGGGATCATCTCCAGAATCTTGTTGAGAACAAGTTCCAAATCCAAGACCAAAACTAATAAAGTTAGGTGGATTACCAGGATTGGTTATATTACTTAAATTAAAATCTGTATTTGCAGTTAACAAACAATAATATCTCATAGAATTTAATCCAGCAGCACCCCTTAAGTCATAGCAATAGTTTGACCAAACAACCTCAAATCCAAAACTAGATTCAACCGCGTCAGATGGATTTTTTGATGCAGCACCAGATGCAATTGCCCAACATGGTTGTTGATTACTTCCCTTTGGATTTGATGCATTTTGATTATATCTTGTCTTATCTAACCACATTTCTATTGGAATAGTTGTGGCGTTATAGTAAGATCCAACACCTTGTGCTTGTGCTTGCGTAATTTCGTTTGTAGTTTTAATTCTCAATCTATTTGTTTGAGAAAAATGCATGTGTGCGTGTAATGCTTGACTATCTACCGCTTCACTGTCAGTAAATCCACCAGTTCCTTTAGACCATGCTGGTTTACCTTGAAGTGGAATTTCTTGCGATGGAACGGTGAAGTTGCCTGTATAACTCACGGGAATGACTGTGGTATTTCCCGTTGTAGTTCCAGCAATCGCAGACGATTCGATACCCATGCCAGAACGTCTTCTTTCTTGTCCTGACTGATCATTTTTAACAATATTAATATACAAACCAGCTGAACCACCAGTAGTTGGTTTTAAAAATTTAGAACCTAAATCAGGAACTACAAACTCATCTTCATCAACAGTATCAATAAACTGATCTGAAATATCTCTACGAGCAAACTTGGTAGCAACTCCAGTTCCTAAAATTTCTGCTAATTGTGGATATTCTTCTGCCTTGTATACCGTTCCATCACATTTTAAATATCCAGCAGGTAATTTCCTAATATTATCTTCATTATTAGGACTAGTGGAAGTAAGTTCTACTGGCCAACAGATAATTGTACCAACCCCAGATCCATACTTTGATTTTTCTCTTGATAGAAGTACTGGCATGTTAATACGCTTTGATTATAAATGTGCAAATGAGAGCTGGCATTGAAACCTCAGCAATAATATTTAGTGCATTATCAATATTATCTGGAGCAACTGTGCCTATAGAAATATCATTAACTGGAAATGTTGCTGGTGCTTGAAGAGATCCTTTTGATTGAACAATTTCAAAACTACCATGGTTGTGACCTAGGTAAGTTGAACTGTTAGGATCTAATTGAGAAGTAAGATTATTTGTCGTAGTTGGAAATGTGCCATGTCTAAAATTCAAAGTTTGATTGGTAAGTGTCACAGTATTGTTACATGGTTGTGACAATTCTAATTCATACACATAATTTGATATATCTGTACCAGATTCACGTACTATTCTGGTAATTTGTGTACCTGGACGAAGAGGTCCTCCATAAACCCACATCAATGGAACAACAGAATCTAATTCATATGCAGCACCAAGGTCAGAACCTGCAGGTAAAGTAATCTTGTTTGCTCCAGTGGTAATTGTTACACCAGTGATTTGATGAGGTGTTGCGGTTTCTGGATCGTAGTTGACAATAGGACCAAAATAGTTTCTTCTATTACCAGATGTAAGAGGTTTAGGAAACAAACCAGTCCATGCATCCTGTGCATGCGTTGTAACTATATCTGATTGTGAGACATTAAAGAAATCGGTAAATGTTGTACCATTGTATAAGTAATCTAGATTAGATTCTGGAGCAAGACCAGATGGATGCTCAGATGGTGGCCAGTTCTGTGCAGGAACTTTTGACCAATAGTCTGCTCCTTCAAAATTATAAAATTTATCAGTAGTTGGTAAAGTATATTCACGTTGTTCAGAACCAAAAAATGTCATTTGAACTCTACCATTTTGCCAGTTTGGTGCAGTCGAAGCACTTTGCAACTGACATTCAGAATAACCAAAGTCTGTAACACAGTTACCAGTAATACCACCACCTGTTTGTATTCTTGGAGGTTCAAATGGTTGAGGACCAGAAAATTGTGCAGTTGATCTAGAATATGTGCCAGGATGATTATGACCTTTTGTATGGTTAATACCTAACTTTCTATTAATTGTATAAACTGTTGCACTAAAATCAGGTGGAGATATACTGATATTGGTCATCTTTCCAGACAACACAAGTGATGCATCAACACTAAAATCAATATCACAATTAGCAGAAATCGTAATAGGAATAGGTGCTTGTAAACTAATACTACCAAATCCATCAACCAGTGCGTCACCAGTATAACTGTCAGTAACTAATACATTATATGCATCTGCCTGTCCATACTGATAATCTGTCTCTAATAGATACTCAGGTTCTAGGTCAATAGGCATTTTTAATGACATATTTGGTAGACGAAATTTTCCCTCATATTCGGGAAAATTACCACTAAATTGTCCGTCTGAACCATACGTAGTTCCTATGGTTGATGCTAGTAAAGGATATCTCGAAGCTTCTTCTAATTGTCCACCACAAAGGATCCATCCTTTGGGAACATTAGAGAGTGCGAAACCTTCGTTACCATCCCCACTCCAAGGCATGATGGTGCCAACTTTGGCAACCTTCATCATTTTTATGATACCGTATCGTACTGCCATGTTAGTTTATAGTTCTTGTAACCACCAACCGCGTAAGTCTGTTGGAATTTCAGATGCGTTTGGATCTCCTACTGCATCACTCACACCAACATAAACAAGACCGAAGGATGCGTTTCGTGTTTGAACAATCATTTCACCTGATGCCCATGCGAGAGTTGATGGTGCACCAGAACCTGCAGTTGCTTTTGTTCCAGTAACATCACCTTGGATAGGAACAGCTGTTGTTCCAAGAGGTTTTGCACGAATAATGAAACTAGCGTTATAAGATAAATTACCACTAATATCAATGAATCTAATCATATCACCTGTTTGTGCATCATCAGGTAAGTAAACAATCATGTTACCATTAGATGATGGGTTGATTAGGTAGTTACCATTAGGTTGTAGTGGGTTGTCAACAGTTTGTCCAATTCCTGTGGTAGATGCTGGTACATATGTCCAACGACGACCACCATTAGAATTGAAGTATCTATTAATACCAAATGCATCAATAGATCCATCTTGATACATGATAAAGTCTTTAGGACCAGCACCAGTGTTACCAGCAGCACCTAAATTATCAATATGTATGACTTCAGATGAGGTATCTGCTATTGCTGATATCTGACCCTTAATGTAAAGTGATGCACCCATTTCAACAGAACCGTCTTCATTCTGAACTCTGAACTGCAGCTCATTACTACAAACTCCGTTCTCTTGACAAGACTGATTGAATACTCTTAACTGACCAAAGATATCTGCTCTACCATTGAGGTACATTCCAGATTTACCAGTAAGTGGATCAAGGATAGCACCGTCACCTGGATGTCCATCATCATTAGCAACGTTGAATATTAATGTTTTACCATCGGTACCAAACATCCTGAGGTTACCACTGGTCATATTAATATCATCATGAGTTCTTAATCTACCACCACCAAAGTATCTTCTAATACTTGCCTCTGGTTCTTCAGCAGAATATGCATCTCTGATGCTCTTAGGCATCTTAACACCAAACGCTTGGTCTGTACTACCATCAATACTATCAGGTAAGAAGAACTCACTACCAATTCTGATAAACTGTTCATAGTCAAGTTTTTGAGCAACCAAATCACCATTAGCAAGTTTAAGAACAACTCTGTCAGGATTATTATTAGGAGAAGGTGCTACAGTTCTACCAGTTGCTGGAATGTCTTCTAATAGATTAGTAGTTCTAGAATCCCTAGTAATCTTGACAACAACAGCACCAATATCAAATTGTTGTGCAGTAGTTGTTTCTTGAGCACGACCACCACTAGGATAGTCAGTGTTTGGATTAAATGGTACACGTTTTTCACTTGTGTTTACATCAGTAAATGGATTATCAGTGATTGTTATAATCTCTGCCTTAGTTGATCCTTGATATACTAGAAGCATATCACCTTTTTGGAAAGCAGAGATCTTGTTAACAACCATGTAGTTCTGTTGACCAGCAGATAAAACAGATCCTAGTGTTGTTTGAGGACCATCTGCCTGTACAGTTGTAACCTCATACGTATATACAAATACATTATCAGTTGTAAGATGTGCAGCAGGAGTTGTTGACCAGTTACCTTGTAACGCCCAAACCCAACCCCATGGGTTACCAATTACGGTATCACCCATACAAGTATTGACTTCAAATGTAGTGAAGTTTCTATTAGCTAACGTTAGTTTTGCATCATCTGCAGTATCTTCAAGTTCATCAAAGATATTGTTAACAATAGGTGTAGTACCACAACCACCTTCTAATTTAAGTGAACCGTAAATGTTAAGAACTGAATCTTCATCGCTTGGATCACCCATGATGATATCACCAGTGACACTATCAACAACAAATACATCTGTCTCATTTCCAGTATCACATCCTCTAGTAACAATCAGTTTCTTAGATACTTGATCTAGTGGAGTTACAACCTTAACAATTTCACCTTGATTAAAGTCTCCATCATTATTAGTATCCTCACGATCAACAATGACGTAATCATCAGTTGTTAAACCACCACCAAACTGAGATAAGTAGAAGTTATCTTGAGGACCTGTTGCATCAACAGGTTGAGTTGTCCATGTAGCATCAAATGCTAAATTACATTTCCAAACATTGGTTGCATCTTGGTGATTATCAAGATATTCCTTACCAACTAGGTTCAACTTATACTTGGTGAAAGATCCTAGTGGATGACGCTTAACCTTAACATAGTAAGGAGAAGAACCTGCACCAGATAAACCATCTTCAGTAATTCTGACAAGTTCTGGATAACGTTCTGTAGCACCAGATCCAGTAGGAATTGTATCAATTAGTAAGTAATCACCTGCTTGGAAGTATGGAGTTGGTGCATACTTCATTGGGAGATAGAACTCATCACCAGTAATTGCTGGTAGATCAGCACCTTCAGCACCTGCTCCAGTCTTACTTTCTTGGAAGTTGGTTCCACCCCATACACCAGCACCAGCAGTATCAACTCTGTTGAAACCAGCAGAAATTTCTGCAGTTGTTGGAGAATTAGGATCAGCAACTGGAATTACACCAACATTGATAATGTCAATATTACTATTGAATGTGTTGTTCCCAAGGTCACCACTGGCATGAGCAAAGTCATCAGTACCAAGTTGTCCTCTATCACCAACGAAGGAGTATGATGCATTACCACCACAAAGTTTGATGTCAGCATTGAAACGTGCATTAGCATCAACAATGAAGTTATTTCTAATTGTTGTACTACCACCCTGACCACCAATAGTGATTAGAGATGCGTTAGTAGCAAAGTTAACTGTCTGTGTTTGTGTAGTGAAGAAGTTAAGAACACCTGCCTCAGTTCTTACAGTAACAACTTGAGTAGGATCAGTTTCATCACCACCAATTGTTTTATTAGCACCAATTAATAGATCACCAGCAAGACTTGTCTGTCTGGTACCAATCAGTGTATAAGAGTTAGAGGAGTTATTTCCATATGCACCACCAATCTGAACCTTAGAAATGTAACTGGCGTCATCACCAATATCACCAAGGAATAGATTAGAATGATCAGCAGAATTACCAACTTTGATAATACTATCACCAGTAGAACTGTCACCAATGTAGATCCATTGATTTGCAGTAGTACCAGTACCAATCTTAATTGTCTTCGCCCAACCTGCAAAGTTCATTCCAGCAGTGTTATCACCACCAACGAATGTACTATCATCAAATAGTCTGACTGTGCCTGTTGTCTGTGATGTTCTAACCTCAGCAACAACACCATCACTACCATTAACTTCGATGTCCTCTTGGAATCTAGCATCACCTGTGAACCTAGATGTACCCTCTACACATAAAGCTCTGTTTAGTTCAGAGTTATTGCAATTGATACCAACACGACCACCGTTTGTAGTAGCAACACGTAATGTTGCATAAGCACTAGGAGAATCACTATCACCACCAACTATGAATGCATCATCCATAGCAGTTTTGTTGCGATCAGCAAAGTTTGTATGATCTAAGAAATCATCAGTTGTTCTACCGCTAATAAATGCGTTACCAACAACGTCTAAGTTTGCTCTTGGATCTGTATCACCACTTGTCCACGCATTATCCAATGCATCATGAGCTGCACGTGTGATTGTGTTAATACCTAACTTGTAATCACCAATTGTGCTTGTCTCAGTTCTAATTGCTTCAGCACCTAATACACCAACTTCTTTCCATACTTGTTGAGAGAACAAGATTTGTGGACTAGCTGATCCAGAACCAGATAATACATCAGACCAAGATCTAATACCTGCACCAATTGGGTCAACTAATTGAATATGTACATAATTATTATTAACGGAGAATGCATCACCATCAGGTGAAACAATAGACCATGTACCATTAATAAATGCAGGATTTATAACATCACTACCACTTTGAACATAGTCAATAAATCTAATTTGAGATCCACTAGTGATGTTTAATGTACTGTTAGTAGCACCAGACCATGTAATCTTAACACGATTAGAACCATCAGTTATAAGTTGATCAATAGTGCCATCAGATATCTTAGTGAAACCATCAGCAAAGATCCAACCAAGAGATCCAGTCTGATTGACTTGAGCACCCTTGAATAAGAAGTCTCCTGCACTTGGGAATAGTTGTCCAGAGTTTCCATACTCTACAAATTGATCTGCGTCAATTCTTGATCCACCAGAAGCAACTAAGTTAGTTTGATTTGGTGTCTTATTAATACCAAAACCAGTGTTGTCACCATGAGTAAAGAACTTGTATCCTCTTGCTCTTGGATACCAAATAGGAGTAATTTCAAATACAGCAGATTTAACTTTGTTCTTACTGATAGTAATATCACCAGCAGTAGGAGGAGTAAATCCTGTAGTTCTGTTTAATCTATCATC